TGTCCGGCGGAGCCAAGGACACCTCACCAGTGCCGGGCACCCGCACCAACGCGCTATTCATTGCCATGTATAGGAAATCCTCCAGAAGCGCGGAGGCCGCGCCACCGGAGGCGCGGCCTCCGAATCGGGTCAGGCCCCGGGTGGTGTCCGGGCGTAAGCGGTCAGGCTGGCTGTCGCCAGCGGCTCTACGGTGAACGGGTCGATACCGGCGATCGGCGCGGTGACGGGTTCGCCGCGCAGCAGCGCTCCGGCCGGCTGGGGCGCGCACAGGAGTCCCAGCGCGATCCCGGCGAGCCGTTTCGCAGCGTGGGTGTCGTGGTGCCAACAGGTCAGCCGGATCACGGCGCGCTGCACGGCTGGCCATTCCCAGCCGTGTCCGTCTTCAGCGACCAGCAGCCACGGAATCGACGGCGGGCCTCCGTCGCGGCCGCGGCCGGTCTCGGTCGAGACCTTCGCCCGGTCGGCGGCAGGATCGAGGACGGCGGCGAGGAGGTTGCGCAACCGTCGGGCCACGATCTCGGCGACGTCGCGCGGGACGGGCGGAAGCTGGCTCACGCGTCGCCGGGTTCCAGGCCGGTGACAGTGAACCCGTTGGCCTCGGCCGCACGTTTGAGCAGGCCGTAGCGTGCTTCCATGCCAACTCCGGCCGGGTGCCGGACCGCGACGGTGGCCGAGGTCCGGTCGGTGGCAGGTTCGGTGATGACCTCCACCGGCAGCGCGTCCCCGCCGGTGACGCGGTGGCCCTGTGCTTTCGCCGTGTCGGCGATGCTCTGCGCGGCCGCGCGCACTGCCTCGGCGACTTCGGGGGAGTTCAGCAGCTCGTGCGCGCCGTCCGAATCGATCGTGATTCCGAAGACGCTGGGCAGCGCCACAGGTCAGCCCTCCGTATGGGTCAGGACGATTTCGTAGTGGAGGAAACCCGCCCGGGGCTCGAATCGGGCGGGCTCTCCTTCCACCGTGAAGGTTCGGCCGTCGTGAGTGATGCGCTCGCGCGCGTGGATCGGCTCGGCGGTCAGCAGCCACCAGGCCGCAGTGACCGCGACGCGCCCCGGGGCCGATTCGGTGCCGCCGGTACGGACCGTGTCGCGGGGCAGCAAAAGGCCGGCCACGGTTCGCCGCGGTGCGTCCGGGCCGTAGTCCAGTGCCGGGGTCGGATTGTCGTAGGCGTCGGGGACTTCGCGGGGGCTGATGACGGTGAGCAGGTGCGGCAGGTTCAGGGCGGTGGCTCCTCCCACGGGAACGGCTCGGCCAGCTGACTGTCCGGCCCGAGCACCGGCAGCGTGTGCGGGCCGCCGTCGTCCGGTTCGGCCGCGTAGGGGGTGCGGACCGAGCGCAGGCCGCTGCGGCGGGCAAGTCGCCGCAGAGTCTTGTGGTCGTGATCGGTGAGGTACACCCCGGACGTGGCGTCGTCGCCGTAGCGGTACGTGTACTGGCCCGCGGTTTCGGAGCTGTAGCCCTCCGGGTTGCGCACCGCTCGACCCGCCGCCTGGCACACGATGGTGACGACGGCGGGCGGAACGGTCGGGGTGAGCAGCGCGGGCGGCAGCTCGGCGCGCACCAGGTTCGACGCGTCGACCAGCGCGGTCAAGGCGTGCGCTTCGGCGTCGGGTGTGGTGAGGTTGATACCCGGCCTGGCTTTGAGCTGGGCCAGGGTCGCCAGGGGCTCCGCTTCCGCGGCTTCGGTCACGCGGCGGGCGCGGTGGTGAATCGCACGGCGCGCTTGACCGAGCCGTCATCGGTGGTGGTGCTGGCACCGGCCAGGGTGGAGACCACGGAGCGGTCCTGCTGGTACGCCGGGTCGTAGTCGCGCACCAGGCGCATGGCGAAGCCGTTGTAGCTCGTCGCCTGCCCGAAGGTCGCCCCGGCCGGCACTTCCAGCGCCCGCGTCACAAGCGGGAACGCCGTCGAGTGGTAGGCGACGCCGGACCCGTCTGCGAGGTAGTTGCTCGGCAGGACGGTGAATCCGTAAAGACGGCCGATGATCGCTTCGCGCAGCGCCTGCGGCGAGCCGGAGGAATCGACCGGGACAAGCCGCTTCTGCGGGTCGTTGAGCAGCATCGATTCCAGCTCGGTGGACACGGCGAACCAGCGCTGATCGAACGGCACGCCAGCCTTGTTCAGCATGGCGCGGGACCGGATCAGCTGTGTGTGCAGGTCGGTGCCGTCCGCCTTGACGGAAATGGCCGAGGGAAGCGCGTTCATCTGCCCAGCCACCATCGTTTCCACGCCGATGGCGACGCTCTTGGCCTGCGGGGTGGAGACCTGTTTCGCGAAGTCCTTGACCTGCAGTGTCAGCTGTTCGTCGGGAAGGTTGATTCCCTTGTACAGGTAGGTATCCAGCTTGACGTCCACCGACTTCTCTTCGGCGTCGTCGATCACGATGGGCTTGTTCTCGGCCCGGTTGAACGTCCGGGCGGGTCCGACGACCGTGTCGGTTCGCACGGTCACGGTGTCGCCCTGCTTGCCGGTGAAGTCGGCTTCGGCGTCTCGCCACGCGGTCCCGGCCAGCACGGTCTGCTGGGTCAGGGCCGCGATCGAGGCTGATGCGATCTGCTTGGGCGTGAGGAACTTGTTGGGCATGGGCGGTGCGGTTCTCCTGAGGTTGAGTGGTTAGGGACGTGTGGACCTACCGGCCCCAGACCAGGCGGCTGATCTGCTCCGGGGTGTCTTCGACGGGTTCGGCCGGTGCGCTGGCCGCCGGGCGCAGCGTCTCCACTGGGGGCCGCCCTGTCCGGGCAGGCGGAGCAGCAGCCGCGACCAGTGCCGAGATGACTCCGGCCAGCGCGGCGGCATCGGTTGCCAGCTCCTCGGCGGTTGTGCCGTTGAGTCGGGAAGCCAATGCGTCCGGCAGTTGCGCTGTCCGGATGACGGTCAGGCGGGCAAGGTCGAGTTCCGCGGCCTCTGCGCGGTGCTGCGCGGCGGCGGCCTGCTCGGTCAGCTGCTCGGCCTGCTCGCGCAGCGTCGTCAGCTCGGCCGGATCGGCAGGCGGGCCGACCGCCGGTGCCGGCTGCGAAGCGACCGGCGGCGCGGTTGCCGGTGCTGGGGTATCGCCAGCGGGCTGGATCGGCTCGGATGCAGGTGCTTCGGGCATGACGAGTACTCCAAAGGGTTGGGGGAAAGGTGAGAACGGTGGAAGGCCACCCGCCCGGTTTCCTCAGCGAGACAGCGGGGAACGACTGTTTTCGGGCTGTCGCAGGAATCCGGGCGGGCGGCCGGTTTGGGGGCGCTCAGCCGCGACGAGCGGCGGCATGGGCGCGGCGGAAAGCGTTGCGGGCGTCTTTGCCGGACAGCCCTGTTGTCGAGGTCTCCCACATGGCGGCGAATCGCTGGGACGCTTCCGGGAGCACGACGCGGCCGAACACCGGTTCGGCCTGGCACCCGCAACCGTCGTGGTACTCCTCGCCGGTTCCAGCCGTGGTCGTGGCGGATCGCTCCGAGCCGTAGAGCACGGCTTTGCCGATGGCTCCCCGGCTGGCGAGCATCGCGCAGAACGCGCACGGGTCCTCGTCGGTGACGCGCAACCAGCCTCGTGCCGCACGGTCGTCACGCACTGCGGTGCGAATGGCCGTGCGGCCCGCGTCGAGAACGTGCCGAGAGCTGGCCGCCGCGACACCTGGCCCGGCCAGGTCCAGCGCACGCGCGGGATCCCAGCCGCCGACAACGAGCCGTGCCACCGCGCAAGTGCCGGTGACCCGCAGCGAGGTCAGCGCGCGGTCTCGCCACTGCGCTGACCTGCCGGCCGGACCGGCGCGCGGCGCGAACTCCGCAGCCGCGGGCGCCTCGGCCCGGCGGAACTCGCGATAGTAGGCCGCCGCCAGCTCGGCCGAGTCGTCGCGGTGCCGCGTGAGCACGGACAGGACCTGTCCGGCCCATCCGGGATCGGTCAGCCGCAGGGGGTCCAGCGACCGCCAGACGGAGAGGACTTCGGCCACGACCCGCGCGGAGAGGCGGCCTTGGGCAAGCCGGTACGCGGTGGTGACTGCGCGCCCGGCTGTCGAGCTGGCCACGGCCTCACCGCCCGCTCGGGTCGGCAGTGGCGCGGGCCAGAGTGTCGGCCAGCAGGGCGTGCCCGTCGACCGGCTCCGGCATCTGTTCCCACCGGCGCACATCCTGGTCGGTGACCCCGGGCAGCCGCTCCCAGGTCGCCCGGGCGGGCACGTCGAGCATCTGCACCGCCTTGCCCCATGCGTCGACCACGGCAGCAAGCGAACGGGTCGAGGTGTCGCGCCAGCGCACCACTGCTGTGGTGTCGAGCCAGCCCGCCTCGTCTCCCGCCGCCAAGCAGGACAGCCGCAGCGTCTGCTGCCAGGACTCTCCGTAGGAGGTCTTCCGCTCGCCGACCCGGCGCTGCAACCCGGCGTCGGCCGCGTCGATCGTGTCGGCCGCCAGATTGGCCAGCGACCCGTGCAACGCCCAGGCCGGCGTCTGGGTGATCGCGGCGAGGTGCCGGAGAATCTGCTCCAGGACCGAGACGTACCCGGACATGTCGGTGGAGTCGAACGTCCCGAACCGCGTCTCCGGCGAATCCGAGTGCAGCAGCCGGTCCGGGCCGATCGGCGGTTCCTCGTCGTCGTCCAGCTCCAGCCCGGCGGCCCACCGCTGCCGGTGCGCACCGTGCTCGCCGGTCGTCATCAGCAGGAACGTCTGGTAGTTCAGCCGATCCTGAATGTCGAGGACCGGCGCGACCACGCCGGGGCTGTCGGCATCCAGGTCGTCTTCATCGAGAAACCGGACCACTGGGCAGATGCCGAGTCCGTGTTCCGCGTGGTCGAGGTAGGACGGTCCCCGGCCGGGCTCGTCTTCGGACAAGGTGTAGACGGCCTGGTCATCGAACAGCCGGTAGACCTGGCGCGGCCCGTCCGGGGTCCAGGACGTCTTACGGTGCAGGGCGTAGATCGGCCACGGATCGGCGTCGTCGGCGTAGACGGCGGTCATGTTGCGTGGGGACACTCCCCGGATGACCGGTGCCGGGTCGCCGGGCAGGACGGTCGTGTACGACCAGCCGTATTTCAGCGTCGCGCGGTGCACCGCGGCCTGGCGGCGGGCCATGCCGTTCTGGTTCCAGTGCGACCAGCCCAGCGGCTCGTCCGCCTGGTCGTCGCCGAGCGCGCGGTAGCCGTCCACGAACAGGTTCTGCGCGAGGAGCTGCATCAGCAGGCGGCACCAGTTGGTGCGCGACCGGTCCAGCAGCCAGCGGTACGCCCGCCGGGCCGAGCGCGGCGCGAACGGCAGATCGTGATCGCCTTGGACGTAGCGGTGAATCCGGTTGTTGCGGGCTTGGTCTGGCCAGACAGCCTCGATACGACGGGCGACATCGCTTGCCTGAGCAGTCGACAAGGGCGAGAAAACCACATCCTTTCGGATGACATGAGCATTGGTTCGTGGTCGTTCTCGATAGGATGAACGGGTGATTAATCCAGAAGAAGTATTGACGCCTGCGAAACTGCGGAGACTTGCGGAGCCGTTGGTCAAAATTCTTGCTGAAATAGATCGAGAACTCTACGCCAGGGATGCACTAGTTCATGTTATTTACGATCTTTACCTCAGGGCCTTGAGTGCGGGAATTGAAAAGAGAACCCTGATTGGAATCGCCGAGAAGGCTTCCGGCATGGATGTGGTCCTGAAGGCCGCCCCCGTCCCGATCGACTACAAGCCCGACTCTAAAAGGAAGGCAAGTCTGGCCGTATTCAAGAGGCATGTTCGCTCGCTTTCCGACGAGCTGTCCAACATGACAGAGATCGAAAGTCGAGTGGAAGGAATGATCAACCTTGCTTTTGAAATAGCTAAGTCTGCACGTATTCACGGGGTTCCGGACAGCCTGCTAAGCGACATTATAACCGGGGTTAATCAGTTCCATCATGGCGATAACTTGGACCCCTCCAATCTGGAAGATATAAAAAGTCAGACGAGTTCGGTGCGTTTAAACGCTATGTGAAGACACGGAGCTTCCCAGTACGCTTACGCCTCCGTTTGGCCCACTCCGGTGAAGCCAACACCAGGCGGCGCACGTGACGGGCACCGATGAGGCACACGGCGAGGTCGATCTTGTGTGGTGAGTCCCGCGCTTCCTTCCGGATGAGAACGCCGTACCGCGTCGGCTGGCGGCGGGCGTTGAGCACGTGCCGGGTGAGCCGCGAGTCCCCGTCGTGGGTCAGGGCCTTCTGTTTGATCTCGGCCAGGGCACGACCCACGGCCGGGACGAACTCCGGCACCTTGGCGCGCATGTCGAACGCGACCGCCGACCGGCTGCGGCCGGTGGTCGCGTCGATCAGCAGCCGGTCTCCGAACTCGAACGCCCACGCGTCCACGTAGGACTCGAACTCGCGGACGTCGGCGAAAAACCCGACCACGTCGAACCGGTCGAACGCGGTGCGCACCGCCAGATCGGCAGCCGCCCGGTCGACTTCCCAGCCGGCACCGGCGGGTCCTTCGGGCTTCTCCTGGCAGTGCAGGACTGCGGCGTGCCCGTCGGACATCCGCACGGCTACCAGGCCGGTGGCGTCGTCGTTCTTGCTGCCGTCAAAGAACATGGCCACGGTGTCGCCGTCGAGCAGCGGAGGCCGCTCCGGGTCATGGCAGGCCGTCCACTCCGGCGCAGTGGTCCACGCGGTCGCGGCAGAGGAGCGCTGGTTGAAGAAGTACCGGCGTGATTCCTCCGGCGCTTTGGTCAGGTCCCAGAACTCGTTTTCGACAATGCCG